CGCCGGTATACACGTAGCCATCAGCAGGCTTCGGGTCAGGCTTCGGTGCAACAATCGGTTTTTCAAAATTAGCCATTAGGACTCACAATGTTAGTCTGTTTAATTTCTTCAGGACGCATGGTTTCCTCAAGCGCCATTTCTCTCTGTGCCACATCAACCTTGTTGTGGATGTCGAGGTCTTTGCGGTCAGCATCACGCTGCTTGACCATTGCATCAACAGCAGCCTTATTCTGCTCAAGGCCAACCTTAGCTTGGTCGATCTGAGCATTGGCCTTAACCTTGCCCTGAGTAGACTGAGCGGTAATCAGCGCAGCCTGAGCCTTCATCGTCTCATTCTCCAACTGCTTCACAGCCATTGGATCAGGTTGTGGAGGCGGCACTTGGTTCGGAGGTGTCAGGTAGTCATTGACTGCTGGCATACCCCGTAACTTCATGACATCTGAGGCCAATTTATAAGCGTTATTCATCTGGAACATAGGAGCGAACGCAGGGTTCTGCGTAATGAACGCCGCCATCTCCAAACGCTTCTGAGCTTCGGTGTCATGCTCACGGTATCCGAGATGCAAAGAGACACTAATACTCTTACGGTCACGCCATGAACTGGGCTTCACCTTCACCCAATTACCAGTTAGCTCAACTACTTTCTCCTTGTCCTCTTTCGTGACGACAAGATTGTATATCTTGAGGTAAAGAGGAATAAGAAAATTATTAGCAAAGTTTCGAGCAATTATTTTCTGCCGTGTCTGACTTAAAGATACAAGCCGCTCTACCATAGCATCGCTGTTCTGCGAACTAATTGCGTCCTTATTCAAGCCCTGAGACAGACTAGATATACCAGTCGTCTCTTCAGTCTGACTCTTGATTAACTCAAGCGTTTGATAAACGAACGGATTAAGAGGGGACTGTTCAAGAGGGCTGATAGCGTCCGGTCTTGTGACATTTACTAGACCACCAAGACGGTTGTCCAAAAGCTCACGAGGGTTTGTTAGTCCACCCTTAAGGACCGTGTAACGCGGGTTGACGGTGATGGTAGCATGGTCAACGATAGCTCTCGTAAGAACCGTCCGCACATTTTGGCTCGGGATAACACGAGCAGCAAAATTATTACCGTAGAACGAATGACTAATAGGAAGAGGAGTAAATACCACGAAAGGTAGGTCATCCACTTCTTGTATCTCTAGTGTTACATTTCCTGCTCTAACAATCTTATGAAGCTTGGCATGTTTATCACCCTGCTTCTTAAACTTCCAGTAACATTCATGAACAAGAATAGCCTTTAGTTCATCCTGCTGCTCAGACGTATCAATCTTAAACCCAGCGTCCAGTTGCTGAAAACGCGCCCATGTTTCTGGTAAAGCCTGAAGAGTGAGCTTATCTTCGACACGAGAAATACTATCAACCTTCTTCTTATCGAAACCCATTTTTATGAGTTCATCTTTGGTCTTAAGAGACCTATGGTCACAAAAATACTCAGGTCCAAGGTGTTTGGATTGCGGTTCGATACAAAACTCTTCAGGATTGATTACTTCAATACGAACCTGAGACGCATCTATCTTACGGGTAAGTTTACCACTGTATAGTGAAGGCTGGTCTTCATCAGCATCTGCCTGAAGATCAGTAATATCCTCTTCAGCAGCCAACGCCATAACCTCATCTTCAGTTAGGTCGTCAAATTCTTCGTCTATATACTTTTCGTCTTCTTCCCAATAGACTTTAGCGACACCAACACGAGCCATAAGACCATCATGAATAACTTCATTGAAAATCTTATAGCCATCATTCTGTTTGAATAGAACATAGTCACAATACGCAGTTGCTATGCGGGCTTCTTCAGAATCCTCAGGTGAATTTGGGTCAAACTTCGCGATTTCTCTGCCAGCCGAAAATGTCTCAAGCAACTGGGCTTTCATAGATTCTACCGCGTCATACACCTCTGTACTGATGTAACTTGAGGAACCAGACGATTGTCTCAACGGTAATTCCCCGTTGAAATATTGCATCGTCTTTTCACGCTCACGGCTAAGTTTGGCGTTATACCAGATAAGACTTTCGTTGATCTTTCTGTCGATTAGAACACCAATAGCCTCTTCATTTAGAGGTTTGTCTTTCATTCTTTCCTACGCTCCAAATCCTCGTAGAACGCAAGAAGCGCCCGAAGTGTTTCTAACGAATGGTCTTGTTTAAGCCTGTTGGCATACATGGAAATCCAAATAACATTACCTTTTACATAACCTAATGCTGGATGTATTCTGTCAAGTGAAGGTGAGTTATTGTGTCCATTTTCCAAACCCCACTCCAACTCAATACCAAATATTGGACACTTATTGTCTTTCGGATAAATAGATTCCAAATAATCAATATCTAAGTTGTAAGGTATTGATGTGCTATTAGCTCTACGGCGGCAGTTACCTGCAACCGCTCCAATCTTTGCTCTTTGATATGACTCGGGGCTTAACCATTGCTCAACCAATACAAAACCTTTTTCTCTTTTTCTTTTACTGTATTGTTTAAAGATGAACCCATCTTCTCTTTTGTCGCCTTGGCTAAATTGCTTTTGTGTAGAACTCTGATGTGACTTCAATTGGGGTAAACTTGCCTACGTGTATATGGCAGGCCAACGCCAAAGCCATCACGCAGTCATCGAAGCATCCCTGCTCCGCCTCCATAGAGCCACTTTCGGTGACAATATATGTGAGTAGTTCTTGTAGGGTTGTTCTGTCTTTGATCCACAACTCGTCTTGCCGAAATGCGGCGCGAAGTCGATCAATGATAAGCGGTTTTGTCTTTGAAGTTGTGCGAAAGCCAATAGTAAATGAATCTCTGTCGTTGAGTTGTCCTTCAGCGACATCAGTGTAAGTGTGTGGGTATGCTAAATCTCTTCCGAGTCTAATTGCGGTCAAAATACCGTGATTATTGTTTTCGACAATGATTTGAGCTTCGTTGTAGTAGTGTCCAAGAGCAAATAGTAAATCGCCGAATTTGTCGGGGTGAATATGCGCTCTGTAAGACGCCACTAAATTCATTTGACTGTCGAGAACCTGAGCAACGGAGTAGTCGCCTTTTTGAATACCCATAGCGACATCGCAACCAATGTAATACTGCTCACCAAAATCTAATTCCTTCCAAACCTTTAGCTCGCCTCTTACGTGTTTCTCAAATGTTTCACCCTCAAGTGACATCTGATACAAAGGAGGTTCACATTCTTGAAGCATCCGGTGCAGTTGGTCAGGGTTAAACACAGGGCGACCAGAAGCAATGAATGCTTCGTCAGCGTTTGACGGATACTCTTGCTTGAACTTGTCGATACCGTTCTGGGCAACCTTTCGGCGTCTGAACATAAGCTGACCATCATTAAGGCCGTAAGCCTTCACAAGGTCTTCTTCTTCGTAAGTTCGCTCAAAGTTTTCAGGGACTTCTTCAGTATACTCAGGTGTATCGAACCATGCACTGAAGAACGCTATGAAACCATTGGTTCCATCCACAGCACCTTTCCAAAGGTCATAGAACACACCAGACATACCGTTGGCTGTGCTCTCGACGTAGATGCTTGTGTCTTCTGTGTTTGGGATAGCCTGAAGCAAGGCGTTCAAGTTGTCAGCAGCAGTCGCTGGAGGCCAGAAGGCGACCTCGGACAAATGAGTGTCGGTGAATGTTTCACCACGAGCGATACCTTCGCCGCCTGCGGTAGACACCATGATACCGGAGTCTAGGCCACTAAAAGCAAGCTCCTTTCGTGAGGAGTAGCTCGTGGATGGCTTCAGCAACTCAGGCATCTCAGCATGAGTTCGCCTATACATGTCGAAGATGGTGCGGGAACTATCGGCCTGATGGGCCACCACAAGACCTTTGCGAGCCTTACGTTGGCTCAAGGTCCAATACATGCGGCCAGAGGTATACGTAGAGAAACCCTGCTGTCGGGCCTTCAGAATGATGATGCGGACTTTGCCGGTAGCTTTCCTCTGAGCTTCAATAGCAGCGTGTAGCTTCTTCTGTGGCTCATTAAGGACTAGCGGTCTAACGTCCGCATCTTTAGTTCTGATCTTGATGGCGTTCTTGGCGTAGAACTCAAAGTCATCGAAAAGTCGCTTACGGATGACTTTAGCGTCAGTCATCAGCAGCCAAAGACGCCAGCCACTCTTCAGCCTTGTTAACAGAGACTTCAGATTTGGCGACGGGTTTCGATTTGGTGAACTCTAAGACAAGCTTTGCAGCCGCCAGTTTTACCTGCTGTGACGCAGGCTGACGAAGGACTGTGATGGCACCCTCTAGGGCTTCCTCAGCAGCCTCGCTCATATCAATGTTTTTCTTAATCTGTTCCATGTCTTTCTTTGCCTGTTCACGAGCGGCGTCATGAGCAATCTTAAGCTCGTGTTTGTTCAAGCCGCGTGTGTGACCAAAGGGACGCCCACGAGCAATGAACTTCATGTAGCGACCTTGGCGAAACTCGACTAACTCGCGGTAGCCCACAAGACCGTCATATAGCTTCGACCAGTCCTTGTT